CAGCTGGAGCTGTCCGGCAGGCTGGCCATCCTTATTCACGTATGCGTTCGCGGTCACGATACCCTTCGCGTAGATCTTCTTGCCCTTGGCCAGGTACTTCGCGCAGGCTTCACCGGACTTACCCCAGACGCTGATACGGACGAAATGGGTCTTCTTGTTGTCGCCATAGCCAGTGTCCACAGCGACGTCGAAATTACATACTGTACGCTTGTCACCATTAGCGGCAGTGAATTCACGGGTCTGAGGATCCTTAGTCAGGTTTCCGATAATTTCAGTCTTGAACATGTGTAGTTTCCACCTTTCTTTTTCAATAATAATTTAGTAATAACTTATTAAGAAGAGCCATCTGACTCTCCATAATCTAAGACGAACGACTACGTTAGTAGGAGTGAGTCTGCACTCAGACATCCGTAGTACCAGAATCGGCTTTCTAGCTTAATTTTTCATAATCTAAGCTAGTAGCCTTCGGCTACTCTGCTTATCCTTCACAGGCTAAGCGGAGCGACTGCGTCAGCTGAAGCGACGCTAAACCAGTCATAGAGAGTATCCGTATTGCCAGTATTCACTAACGCCTACACGCTGCCCCTCGGCATTAGTGTTACTGTCATTCAATATTTACCTAGTTTTCGTTAACCTGAGCCTCTCACCTGAGTAAGTCTTTCCGACTTTATACTCAGTATCGGGGTTTCCAGCGAAACCAGTCTCACAGACATCGGTAAGGTACTCAGTCTGGAGAGAATCAGGATCCTGTTTCTCTATACTCAGGACTTCGGCGAAGTCACAGAGATAGAGATTACTGTTCAGTTTCTGAGTACTGCTGTCCTCAGGAATCCTGAACGTAACGATATAATCCTCGCCGAACTCGTTAACAGTCTTGTACCCTATCCAGCTTGTTGGCTTAATCTGTAACGAAGTGACGTAGTCACGTTTATAAACCTTACCTGCCACACTGACGTGCAGGAAATCAAGGTTATAACCTTTAACCAGTCTGACAGAGCTATCGCTAGACAGGTCACAGAGCACGAAATCCGAACTCGAAGCGAAGACTGAGAGGAACTTACAGTTTTCGAGTTTCAGGTCATAGAAGTACGAGTAGTCGATATCGAGGCTCGTACTGTTAAGTCCGATAACCTTAACTGAGTCGAACCGACAGTGTTTAATCCGAATTTCGCTGAGATTCGGGAACGAACTAAAGTCGAGTTCGCCAGAGACTCGGACCATATCGAGAGTCAGTTTATCTGTCTCAACCGGGACTTTCGAAAGATCGAGATCTTTCTGAATTACGAACCAGTTTCTTTCGGCCATTTCGGCTATTAAGCTCCTTTCGAGTATTATTTACGGGTAAACTAAAAGAGCTTTCCGTTTCGACAGAAAAGCTCAGAGGGCAGTATTAATAATTTCTATTAACACTACAGAAACGAACGAAGTCTTTCGGCTTTATATATATTATATATACAAGTATGAATATCTATTCAACTTCGATCTTGAGCACCGACCTGCGTTCATCAGTTTTACAACCTGTACACCCGGGGAGGGGCCATGGTGAGCCCCTCCCCGAGGTAGAGAGAGAAGATTAATTAACCATGACAGGAGGAGGGAGAGAAACAAAGGAGAACTGTTTCCCACTTTTTCTCCGAAAAACCACTCTTTTTTTTCCCTGATTCCCACTTATCCACAGGTTTTCCACAAGTTATCCACAATTGTTTCCACATTCTTCCTCGAGCTAAAGCGAGAGGTCCGCTAGTTCCCCGCTCGCTACTGCTCGCGGTAGCTTATGAAGGAAAGTAGTTGTATTCTTTCCTCTCAGCTTAGAGGGCGCAGCCCGACGAGCGACGCGAGGAGTCTGAGTTCCTTCGCTCCCGCTGGTCGCGAGTTCTGTAGCGGGACAGGATCAGTTCCTCTGTTACCGCTCGCTTCCGCTCGCGGACCTCAGCGGCTCGCTCCCTGTCGGAGCGACTCGCCGCTTCGTTCCGCGTAGCTTCACTCGCTTTCTGTTCGGCCCCTTCGGGGCCTCACGGTGTCGGTCTGCTTTGTATGCCCTCGCTTCGCTCGGGCCTCGTGGACGTCTAACGTCCGCTCTTCACAGCCTACCGCGAACGGCTAAGTGAGCGGTCGTCCCCCTCTTTCAGAGATGCGGCGTGAGCGAGCGTAGCGAGCGAACGTTAGACTTGTATCGACGCAGTTTGCAAAAAATTTTTACATACATGTTATAGGGTAGTTTTGAAAATTGAAATTAAGCCATTTTTGACCAGATCCGACATGTTTTAGAAAGGCAGATCATCTCCTTCTATGTCCTCTGGAGGAATATCTTTAAACGGATCCTCCAAGTATTTCCACTCTTCAGGTTCTTCTTCATCGTCGTAATACGGCTTCATTCCAGTCGTACGAAAGTAAACTTCTTCCCAACTCTCTTTCATCATCTTATTCTTATAATTCACGAGTTGTTTACAGAGTTCGTCAGCTGCTTTATCACCGATATTAGCCAGAGTGCCGTGCAGCTTTTCTTCATTATAGAAGTATTCACAAACCTCCTCGTCTGTCAGATTCTCAAAACGCATTGGATTAATAAACGGTTCGAGCTTAAGTCTTCCTTTCAGCCCGTCCTGCATCATGAACGGATCAGCCAGGCAGATAGATCGATAATCACCCCATCTCAGATAAATGTGGTCAGAGTCAACATAGATTATATTTAGCTCATGGAGTTTGTTTCTCAGGTATTTCACGGTGTCAGACTGGAGTCCAGATACCTGACATACTAACTTAGTCGCTGGCCTGAACCATGGTTTAAACTGCGAATAAGCAACCAGCAATTTTGTTTCGTTCTTCGTCAGCTTCATGTTCCTGCTGAACGTCTCGATAATATCCTTATCTGTTTTAGGATCAGAACTAGTTTGTTCAACATGAACAATCATCTTCGGTCTTCTATATACAGGCAAATCAATCACTCCAGTCACAGGTATTATACCAAAAATAAAAAAGATAACTGTACCCTTCTCCATATATACTACTGGAACAGGGTACAGTTATCTCTGATTAAGGACGAATCTTCTCGTAGCTGATATTGATATCATAACCGAGGATTTCCATCATACGGACAAAGTTCTTATTCACGACACCCATTCCACGGGAGAGGTGGCTGGTGCAGTTGCCGCTGACATTCATCTCTTTTGCGAGGTCGATAGTGTTCATTCCTTCTTCGAGCATCTTGGTCCTAATGTCCACCTTCATGTTGTTCCTGATCATAATTCGTTCCTCCTCAAAATTTTTAAATAGTTTTTATAAGCGGGGTGGCCAGCCGGAGCCACCCCGCTATATATCAGTAGTATTAGATTTCAGCCACTACAGGGCTCAAGGTACGAACCATTTCTCTGGCCTTCTTCTTCAGGTCTTTGTTCTCATCCAGAGAGAACTTAACCTTAACGCCCTTGGCCTTCTTGACCTCGAGGAGCTTCTCCCAGAGATCGCGGTTCTTGGCCTCTACTCCAGAAGGAGTAGTCCAGTTGTTCTTGAGGTAAGTCCCGATAGTGCCTCTCGTAGCGCAGTCATAGATGTAAGTGCAGCTCGAGTGGATCTCGATCGTTGCACCCTTAGCCCGGTCATTCAGGGCCTCGAGAGCGCTGATGATTCCATCCAGGGCCATACGGTTGTTCGTAGTCTCGGAAGCAGAGCCAATGAATTCCTTCTCGTGCTCACCGAGTACGAGCTTGGAGATATATGCTCCATTCTTGTTCTGAGTGTTCGCGCTTCCCTCAACCTTCAAGATAATATTCGCAGGGGTCTTGTCGAGTTTCCGATTCATAGTAGCCATTTTGTTTCTCCTTTCATTTTCACGTAAGTTTCTTATATCGCTCCTGATATTCATCAGGATCTTTCCGAGTTTGTTCTGGCCTCGACCATTTCTTTTGTCGACGCCCCAGAATGTGTCACCCCAGAGGTTTCCCTCTACGAGTTCCTGTTCACCTGTCGCGAGTAGTTTGTCAGCGAGATCTGGATGCTGGATGAATTTTGCATACACGATCTCAGCCATAATGCGTTCTTTCACGTCCTCCCAGTCACGGCGAAGCTTCACCTTCCTTCCGTAGCGCCTGGACTCAAGAGGACTGAATACTGACATCATTGTCTGAATGTACGGACTTTCAGATTTCATTGCCTGGAAAGCCGACTCCGCACTGGAGAAGGTAAGCCCGTTGTAATTCACTGTGCATTCATAGAAGTTAGAGAGAAAATGGTTTTCGTTGTGAAAATCAAGAATAGCCACAGCAGTCCTCCTTTCATTTTCGTTTTTATATAGAAAGCTATTCTTCATAATCTACGCAGAGCGATAGCGATGCGAATCTAAAGAAAGTGAGAGCCCCTTGCCTAAGGGGGCTCTCTATATCTAAGGAGGATTCCACATGGCCGAACCTTGCGGTCCGACAAGCCTTGCTTACTCTTGCTCAAGGAGTAAGTCGAGGGGCTTTAATCTCAGGGCTGACGATCAGTCAGTCCCGAGTTTAAAACCTCTCAATTAAGCGCGAACCCAGGCACGCTTGAACACGATACCTGAAGGCATTTGTTTCCGTTCCCGTTTCGGTTCATGTTTCGCTTCCTGAACCTGATGGTTCTTGGCGTAGTCCTCACGGCCAATCTTTGCGAGGGCCGCACCCATAGTTCTGTCGAAGTATCCAGATCCATTCACCCAAGACGAATCATTCCTGTTCCAGT